CGCTCATTTTACCCCAAAAAAACCCGAAAAATTTCCCCGCCGCTACGCGGCGGAACGCCTTGGCTCGTCCAATCATACAGCGTGTAACTCCCTCCCCACAAGGGGGAGGGAGGCCGGATTGTCCGTGCCGCTACGCGACACAGAAAGCGGGGGCGCAGCCGCCCAAACCACTCGCGGCGTTGGTGTAAACAATGCCATTGCTGGTGACAATGGAGAAAGACGCGGAGCCGCCAGCAAACGGAGTCTGTGTCCACCACCAGTGCCGTGCGCCGTTGCGCCTTTTTATCCGATATTCGTAGGAGTGCGCGAATATCGGGAAGTGAACGGGTGTAAGATCCCCAACCCTGCGGTCCCGCACGGGGCTGGTCAGAGCCGGCATCTCCACGCCCTCGTCGCCGAAGAATGGGCTGCCGAAGACCTCCAGCTCGGAGGGCAGAAACAACGTGTAGTTGAGAAAGTTGGTGCTGCCCTTAGTGCTGTGAAGTTTGGTTATGGTCAAAAGGAAATTCCCCAACTGCGCCCGCACCGCGTTAAGAAACGCCGCCGTCGTCACGCCGGCCATATCCCCGGTACCGTTCCCGTTCGTTCCCTCCAAAAATGCCCTCATCTCCGATGCGACATAGCCACCGGTGTTCGTGTTGGTGGCGTTCATCCGCCTCCGCAACGGGACGTTCCGGAACATGAACAGGACGTGGTTCCTTATATTGTCGGAGGTGCCCATGCTATGGAACGTGTTGAAGCCTGAAATCACGATTCGGTTGTTTTTGTAAGTGTCGTTCCACGGCTGCCCCGCGTCGCCTCCGTTTTCCGCCGGTATCGCGGAGAGGTCGATGCCGTCGATGTAGTCGCCGATCATAAGGCCGGAGAAATCAGGAATGCCGCTCGCGTCAATCTCGCCGTTATTGTTGCACCTGCGGCGAATCTCCGCCATTATCAGCGGGATGTAGACGGCGGGATCAGTCGAGCCGATTCCGAACACGAGCCTTAAGTCGCGCGGCGGGCCGTTGCCTCCGGCGGAGACCAGCCTGGAGAGATCCCCGACCTTCGCCTCAAGGCCGGTCAAATCCATCGAGTACACTATGTCGAAGCCCCAGGTAATAGTCCCGTCCACGGCTATCGCATCGATTACGTAGCGGGTCGTCGCGCCGCCCTGCGTCTCGTCGGCGCGGACGTTCGCGAAGTCGTTCACGGTGGGAACCTTCGGGGCCAGCTCCGACACGTTGACGGGCAGGCCCGCGAACGTGTCGAAGGTTCCGGCGCGTTTTCCCATGTTCCCAATACCCTGGATTGCCGCCTCAAGTTCCCCGTCCCGCTCCGCGCGCTCGCGCTTCTCGTTTTCGATGCCGTCCTTCAGATACCTCGTGCGGTTGCCAAGCTGCCTGGCCTGCACGTTGTCTATTCCGTCGGGGCCGCCCTGCAAGGGGTCGGTGATTTCCAACTGGTATATGCCGTCTTCCCATTCCGATTTTTCAACCAAGTTTGCCATGTTTCTATCCTCCAAAATTATTACAGCACGATGGTCCAGTGGCCGGCGATGCTGATGTCCGATTCCTTGTAGATCGGGTTTTGCCTGGTTCTCCTNGCGAACAGCGTNCCGTCCGCCGTAAGCAGGCCGAATTCCCTGATCGCCATTCCGTTGTTCTCCGTGGTAGGCAGCTCCCAGTCGATCTGCACCTGGCCCATCGCCGGGTAGCTGAAACCGTTCACAGGCCTGGCGAACTGCTGCGTGATAACCGCGTCCGCAACGTCAGGTGCGCTGCCGTTAGTGCCGAACGCTATCCGCTCGATGCTGCGACCGCCCACGTTCCCGGCGATCAGCCGCGCTATCTGATCCCTCGCCCCGTTCACGATCAGGTTGTTCTCGACGCGCTCGTCCACGAGAACGCCTTTTCTGTAAACCCGAATCGCGAGGATGCCCTTCATGGCAAAATTGTCAACATAACCAATCATGTTCGTTGCCTCCGTAATTTATTTGGATTATTCCAGCGGAATAAAAACCATGCCCTTCCGCAGGATCGCCCCCGTCCTGCCCCTCGCGCCGTCGCGGAAATAATGATGGTAAAGCCCAACCAGCATATCGTCCCCGATGCCAAGGCCGTCCGCGACGCCCGATTCGGAAAAGTCCGTTATCTCGAACGGATCCGCCATGCCGAGGGAGGAGCGTCGCAGCCCCTCGTTTCTGCGGTGCCTGCCGTCGCGCGGGATGTTTCTGTCGATTGCGTCCTCGGCGTTTGCAAGAGCGGCCGCGTCCAGCGTTTCCGATATTGGCAGACTGTCCGACATCCACAGCCTCAGGCGGACGATCCCAACGGCTTCGTTAATGGACGCGGCGGCAAGACCCGACCTCGTTTCCGTTCCGTCCCTTATGGCCGAGGCGTTCCTGAAAAGCCGCGATTTCCATGCATCGACGTGGTTGCCGTCGCTCATGCCCATCGTGAACACGTCCTGCATCCCCGAGCGCCTGTATACGGGCTGTTCCACGACGCCAGTCGCGGGAACCGTGCGCGAGCCATTGCGAAGCATTTCGCCGTTCCTGGATATCGTCCCGTTCCTAAGCACGGGTTTCAGTTCCGTGTCGAAAACGGTACTGCCGTCGCGCAGGACGCGGCCGTTCCTGAAAACCATCTGCGTGACGAAATCTCCGGCGTTTCTCGTGACCTTCGTGGCGTGGAAATCGCTTAAATCCAAATTTTCCAGAAAGTAAAAAAGCTCCTGAGTGTCGAAGGCTATGCCCGCGCCCACGACCTGCGCCATTATCCTGTTGAAGTCAATCGGCGGCCCCTCGCCGTCGTGCAATATGGTTATCCCTGCGGGATAGTTCCGCTTAATCTCCACGGTCTCGCTGGAATAGTAGAACTTGATGACCTTGATAATGTCGTTCACGGACGCGCGGTTTCTGTTTATGAGGATTTTCAGCCTTAGAAGCAGCCTGTAGTAATCGTCCGTGTTGCCGTTGCGCTGCACGTCGAGAAGGGCGCCGACGCGATCCAACTGCGCCCCGGTTGCGGCATCCAAGTCCCACCGGTCTTTCTGCGCGAGTATCTCGCCGTCCACGACGGCAAGGCCGGGATCGCCGAACGCCGCAAGTTTTTTGGTCTCGCCGCGGCAAAGCCAGTGCGGGAGGAATGGGGGGCGGTTGTATTCGTTCCAGTCTATCCTCTCGAAGCCTTTCACTCGGCCCGCTCCTGCACGATGATTCTCGATCCGTCCATGACGGCGATTTCGGTTTCCCCGATAACGATATTTGCGCTTTCGTAAGCGCCGATTGGCGGTGGGGTAAGATCGTCGGTAGCCGCCACGCTGATTGTGGCGTACCCGATGCCTGGTACCAAATAGACGGGCTTGAACATCCGCTGGAAAATCAGGTCAACCCCGACGTTGATCCCCGTCTGGCTCCACGCGATGATGTTGTCCCGTATCGCGCTGATAACGTCAATCGGCAGCTCCTCCTCCGGGTTCCTCGCGTATTCCACCCTGATCCAAACGTACCTGTTGACCGGGCGCGAAAATCCGATCTCCCAGGCAAACCCCTCGCTGTCCGGAACCTCCCTTTTTATGTTGCCGAACGCCTCTATGCCGGCGGGGCCGACCTCGAAAATCACCTCCGCTATTTCCTGGTCGTCGCCGCCGACCACCACGGCCTCGAAGCTCTTGGGCGGCCTGCCGTTTGACGGCGACATTGCGCGGTTGGAGTACACCCTGGCGAAATGGACGCCGTTAATCGCCTGTATCGCGTTCTGTATCGCCATCTCGTTCGACGTGGCCTGTCTCTGCCTTGCGCCAAGGGCAAGACGCAATTCGGTGTCGCTCTCGACGTTCCTTCCGGTGATCCCGGTTGCGTAGTTTACGACGGAATCAAGCCCGTTGACGTTGGTTACGATGGAATTCAGCGCCCCGACGGAAACGAAGATCGGGCCGGGCGTCTCGGCTTCGTAAACGCCGAAGGAGCCAAGCGAGACGATCTCCATCCTCGGATCGGTCAGGGCGAGGGAGAACGGCCTAAACCCCTCCCTTGAGTGGACGGTAACGCCGTCCTCGCCCCCGTCCTCGACTGAATACGCCGTATCGTCAATCCGCGAGGCGAGCGCGGCCTGTATCGTTTCCTCGTCATCGTCGCCGTCGGCGGTATGGGAGATGACGATATCGCCAAGCTGGAACGAGTAGGTCGCTCCGCCAACGGCCTCCGTCACGCGGAACGCGAAGCCAAGCAACGAACCGGGGTCGATGACGACCGAGCGCGTAAGCCTGAATATCTCGCCGCTTGCAAGGCGCGTCATGTGCCCGGCTGACACGGACGTTCCGGGTTCGCCCCAGAGCGCGGCGTACACGGACGTTCCCGAGGCTCGCTGTCTCTGGACGCTTACCAGGGCCGCGAGCCTGTCGAGGTAAATCCCTCTGGCCGAATCGACG